TCGGTTGGAGCTAGTCCCACAGCGGCAGTAGACACTACAGTCTATACCTGTCCTACTGGCTATTACTCTAAATTTACTGTAATGTATATACACAATACAGGTGGCTCTACCAAGCATATAACTGTTCAATGGTATGACGCAAGTGCCAACTCTACGCTTGATATATTGACCAGTTACGATTTCACATCAAAAGCCTACTTGCAGTTTGATGGCAATGCCTACATTGTTTTTGAAGAAGGCGATAAGTTAAAAATAACTACTCAATCTGCAAGTTCATTTAGTTTTATAGCCACATTTGAAGAAGAAGGGTTGACACGAGCATGACCTACCTTGAACTTGTAAACGATGTACTCGTAAGGTTGCGTGAGACAACAGTTTCTACTGTCTCCGAAACCTCTTATTCTTCTTTAATTGGCAAGTTTGTAAATGATGCCAAGCGTCAAATTGAAGATGCTTTTTCTTGGAATGTTTTGGGTCAAACCATTACAGTTACCACTGTAGCATCTACAGCAGCTTATTCTTTGACAGGTGCTGGTCAGAAGTTTCAAGTAATGGATGTAATCAATACAACAAGTAATGTTGGTCTTACAAACATCAGCTTTGTGGACATGAACCGCAAACTAAACTTTACTCCACTTGTTGAATCAATACCTACAGAATTTGCCTTTGATGGAGTTGATGGTAGCTACGACACTAAGGTAAATCTATACCCAATACCTGATAATGTGTACACAATTAAATTTGCCTTGACAGTGCCACAGGCTACATTGTCATCAGATGCAACTGTTGTTTCTGTTGCTGATACTTTAGTGGCTCAGAATGCCTATGCTCGTGCTTTGGTAGAGCGTGGCGAGGATGGTGGTTTAACTTCCTCTGAGGCATATCAGTTGTATAAAGCCATGTTGTCTGACAGCATTGCTTTGGAAGGCACTCGTTATCCTGAGAATCAGGAGTTTGTTGCAATATGAGTCAGCAAATACAAACCTTTAGCGTTTCAGCACCAGCATTGTATGGGCTGAATACGCAAGATTCACCTCTTGATCTTGCGGCTGGATATGCTTTGGTTGCGACAAATTGCATCATTGACCAATATGGTCGTATGGGTTCACGCAAAGGTTTCTCAAGGGTCAATGCGTCTAGTGGAAATCTAGGCGCTAATGACGTTAAGGTCATCCATGAGTTAGTGCAAGCTGATGGCACTTTGACTGTATTGTTTGCTGGCAATAACAAGTTGTTTAAACTTGATGGGTCTAATGCTGTGGTTGAGTTGACCTATGGTGGTGGTGGTACAGCACCAACCATTACCGCAAGTAACTGGCAAGCAGCATCTTTAAACAACATCACATACTTCTTTCAGTCAGGCTTTAATCCACTAATCTATGACCCTGCTATAAGCACAACCACCTTTCGTAGAGTGTCAGAAAAGACAGGTTATGTAGGCACTGTTCCTGATGCCAACATTGCAATCTCTGCTTTTGGTAGATTGTGGGTGGCAAACACTACAACCAATAATGCTACAGTTTCCTTTTCAGACTTGATTGCGGGTCATGTTTGGTCAACAGGTACATCAGGTTCTTTGAATGTAGATCGTGTTTGGGCTAATGGTGCTGATGAGATCACAGGTCTTGCCGCACACAATGGTTTCTTGTTTATCTTTGGTAAGCGTCAAATTCTGATTTATCAAAATGCCACTACACCAGCATCAATGTCTTTACATGACACTGTTGAGGGTATTGGTTGCATTGCAAGGGACAGTATTCAGACTACCAGCACTGATGTACTGTTCTTGTCTAACTCTGGTGTTCGTTCTTTGATGAGAACAATTCAAGAGAAGTCTTCACCTGAGAGAGACTTGTCTAAGAACATTCGTAATGACTTAATGACTATCATTGCTGGTGAGACATTGGCAAATGTTAAGTCTGTCTATTCTGAGCGTGAAGCGTTTTACTTATTGAGTACACCATCTGTAGGTGGTGTATTTTGCTTTGACACTAAGGCTTATTTACCTGATGGTGCGGCAAGAGCAACAACTTGGGACTCTATAACACCAACATCATTTTTATCTAGGCGTGATGGTAGTTTGTACATTGGCAAGAATGGCTATATCGGTTTGTATGGTACTTATCAAGACCATCAGTCTTCTTATCGTTTCTTGTACTACACAAACCATGCAGACCTTGGAAATCAGAATCAAACTTCTATTTTAAAGAAGTTGTCTATTGTGGTTATTGGCGGCACAAATCAGGTTGTTACCTTTAAGTGGGGATTTGACTTTAAGACAAATTACTTGTCTGCTGATGACACTATCCCAACTCAAGGCGAGTCTTACTATGCTATTGCTGAGTATGGTGCTAATGCCACTGTAGTTGCACAATACTCTGATGGTGTTGCGTTACAGACCTTAACTGTTTCAGCATCAGGAAGTGGGAAGGTTGTTCAAACTGGATATGAGACAGACATCAATGGTACTGAGTTGTCTATTCAGAAGATTGAAATTCAAGCCAAAAATGGCAAAGTAAGTTAAAGGAAAACATCGTGTCTAATTATACAAAATCAACCAATTTCGCCACTAAAGATGCTTTAATTTCTGGCAATGCCTTAAAGATTGTCAAAGGCACTGAGATTGATACAGAGTTTAACAATATTGCAACTGCTGTTGCAACCAAGGCAGATTTAGCAAGTCCTACCTTTACTGGTACTCCAACACTCCCAACAGGGACAATTGCTGTAACTCAATCTAATGGTAATAGCACAACTGCTATTGCAACAACAGCGTTTGTGCAAGCAGCGGCGGCATTAACTTTAGCGGCGGCATATCCTGTTGGCTCAATTTATATCAATGCAAGTGTTAGTACAAATCCTGCAACTTTGCTAGGCTTTGGCACTTGGACAGCCTTTGGTGCTGGTCGTGTAATGGTTGGTTTTGATTCAGGCAATGTTCTGTTTGATGCGGCTGAAGAAACTGGTGGTAGTGCAAATACAACATTGCCGACCCACACTCACACTGCTACATCAACTGTTACTGATGCTGGTCACTTTCATACTGTAGGTGGTCGTGACTCAACTGCCAATGATGGCGGTGGGTCAGCAATTGAGTTTGTTAATGCAGGAAGTAATGTTTCTACAACAACAGTTACCACAGGAATCACAGTTGCAACAACCAATGCCTCTGCTGGTTCTTCAGGAACTGATGCCAACTATCAGCCATACATAACTGTATATATGTGGAAAAGGACTGTGTGATGATTCACTATTTTTCTGATGTTGAACAATCTACTATCAATGTAATTGATGGTAAGTTTTCTGACATTGAAAATTTTGACGAGATTGCTTTGGAGCATTGGGATTATTTTAAAAACAAAAAACCAGTGTTTAACAAGCAATATCTTGCTGGATTGCGAGTGGTGATTGCCAAAGATAATGAGAAAACAATTGGTTATGTGTTTTATGCTTTTTTCGAAAGTCCGTATCACAATGAAACTTGGTGTCAAGTTGATATGTTCTTTTTGAAGCCATCACATAGAGGCAAAGGTATTGGTAAAGATATGTTTAGACTTGTTGAGCAAATGGCAAAAATCAATGGATGTAAAAAATTGATTACAAGTTATAACTTAAAAGAGTCTTTAGAAATGTTTTATGAAAAACTTGGTTTTAATGCTACTCATGTAGCAGTCGCAAAGGAGATTTGAAATGCCATTTAAAGCAGCGTTAGTTTTAGGTGGGGCGAACATAGTCGGTGGATATATGCAAGGCAAAGCCGTTAAAGATGCGGCTGATACATCTGCGGCGGCTCAACGTGAATCTGCTAGGTTAGCGGCTGAAGCGGCTAAGTTTCGCCCTGTAGGAATTACTACCCGTTATGGCACATCAAACTTTCAGTTTGACCCTAGTGGTTATTTGTCTGGTGCGGGTTACAACGTCAGCCCTGAACTAAGAGGGTATCAAGATCGTTTGATGGGTCTTACTGGTGGTGCTTTAAGTCAAGCAGAACAGGCTCAACAACAGTATGCTCCTTTGTCTCAGGCGGCTACAGGGTTGTTTGGCTTGGGTCAACAGTATTTACAACAAACTCCTCAACAGGTTGCGGCTCAATACATTCAGCAGCAACAGGATTTGCTTGCACCTAGCCGTGAGCGTCAGATGGCA